CCGAAACCGGCGGCGTCGATGTTCAGGTTGATAAATATCTCGCCTTGGAAGACGCGGCCGGCGGCCGGGTGGTATGCACCGGTCCCGAGGAACTGCCGGAAGCAATGACCGCCCTCGCCGCTGGTAAGAAACTGGTTCAGGCCGGTATGCAGATCCTCACCCTCGACGAAACCGAGTTCGCCCTGACATATACGACGGCCGATGAATTTAAATCGGTGAAACTGCCCCGCACGGGCGGGACGGAACAGTCTGATCGTGACGGGGCGATGCTGGAACGAATTTATCTTATCGAACAGCTGACGGCCGCGATCGATGGGTATCGGGAGATGTTTCTGACCGAAGACCGGTCGCTAACAGACATTCAAAACTGGATAGGGGAGCACGTATATCAATGATTATTTCCCCGTCAATTATAGTCATTATCCTCATGTGGTGTAATATCCGAAACAGTTTTAAAATTGGATATTACGAACAAAAATTACAAAATCGGGGCGTTGAAATCTTTCGCGTTAGAACAATGCCTTGGTATAAATTATGGCTGAACTAATATGAAGATAATTAAACCGTCTACCGAATATCTCGGCATCGTGCCGACCGATTACGCTGGGGCTCTGCGGTTCATCGAACTCGCTGGCCGTACCTGCTACCGATCCGAGGATAAAATCACCGACACCAGCGCCGAGGGGTTCGTTCACCGACTGATTAAAGCGGGACATTTGGCAATGGTGGAACATTCGAATTTCGTGGTATGGATGCCGCAGCAGGGAGATCTGGTATTCGCTACAATATATGCGATGGCTGGTAAATTCCTCAGTGTTACCATCCGGGACGGTTGGTTTTATGTCGGGGGGAACCTCACCGCGTGGTACCAGCGGGGAAATATATTCGGTTGGGAAGATGAACTGTTCAGACCGTTTTTCCGTGTTTATGGTGATTTGTTCGGCATCGTGCAACTCGGACCGGTTGATACCCCCTGGACCGTCTGCCCCCACAACGAAATCCCGCTCGGGCTCCACCGTCACGCCGTCCGGTTCGTCTGCGACCGCGGGGTAACTCACGAACTGGTGAGGCATCGTCCCTGTTCGTTCGCCCAGGAATCGACGAGGTACGTTCGGTATGACGGCATCACTGTTATCGAACCTCACGACTGGGACACCTGGGCCGCCGAGGAACGGGACGCGTTCGAGGTATCCTGTATGATCGCTGAAAAATCTTACCAACTCCTAATCGATGCAGGCAGAAAACCACAACAGGCCCGGGCCGTCTTGCCCACGGCGTTACGAACCGAGATCGTCGTCACTGCCGATCCGGCCGAATGGCGGCATATCCAGAAACTGCGGACGGCGCCGACAGCCCAGCCCGACATGAGGAGGGTCATGAACGACGTACCGTGGGGGGCTATCGTATGACCGCATTGTCCGAATGTGCCGCCGTCCTCGACACTGAAATCAATCGAATACTCGCGACCATACCACCAGAAACCGCCGCCCGAATTCTCGCCGAGGTGGCCCGCTGGGTCGGTGTCGAGGTCACGTCTGATCCACGATTCTTCACCACACAACTACCACTCCGGGTGCAGGCGGTCGTTAAATCGGCGGCACATTGGGAACGGGAATGCGAACAGACACGAATTAAAATTCATGGGAGGCCGTAACTGATGAACACTGAAACATTCAATACCGTCGTCGAACGCCGTTGCGAACTGATTAAATCGGTCCTCGTTTCCAAAGCCGAAGAATATTCATCCGACACGGACCGGCTACATAATTTCAAACGGGCGGCAGAACTCAGTTCGAAACCGATCACATGGGAACAGGCCTTGCTCGGGATGCTGCGGAAACATCTTGTCTCGGTGATCGATATGATCGACGCTGGTGGGGTGCCCCCGAAAGCAATGAGGGATGAGAAGGTCGGTGATTCTATTAATTACCACATTCTGCTCGAAGCATTGTGGGACGAACGGGAGGAGGTGATTAATATGTGATATCATACCGACCGGAAAAAACACTGGAATCGATCCCCGGGTACACCTGCCCGGGGATTTTCTATTTACAGTCGATTAACTGTTTAATTATCACCAGGGCGGGACCACTGATCGGTCGCTGACCCTGTTCCCATTTACGATATCCCGGCAGGCTCATACCGACACGCTCGGCCATCTCCTTGCGGGTCAGGCCGAGGTTGGTACGGATCTGCGTTAGCTCCGCGGGGGTCATTACTCACACTCCCCAAGGGTGAATCTCACAGCATAACATTGAGCGTCAAACTCCGCGACGGTTCTCCCCCAGTAAATTTCTTCTTGTGTTCTCATAGCGTGTTTTCCTTCCCGGTCACAAGGCCGGGAGTGTGGGGTTATTATTGATTCTGTTCTCTGCGGCGAGTTGCATTTGCCTTGAGCTTGGTAATCCGTTCTGGGGTTAATGAGTCTGCTTGCGGGTATGCCGGATAGTGGGGCTTATTTTCGGTATCATGCTCCATGAGGAAGGTAAAGTAATCAGAAAAGTTACCACTCCAGTCAATACTGTGAATCCAATAATCAGGTACAGGTCCGGAGGTAATCGTGCTACTCGGGGCGTTGCAGTTTGTAAACCATGACTCGCCGTTTTCGAGCAAGAAAACCATTATGCCGCCTTTTCTTGCTATAAATATTCTTCCGCATTTGCCTTCAAGGTATGACTGGTTGATCGTCGTTTCCATAATATCCCCCTGTTCGATTTCACCCGTTATCGGGTCACTCACTCTTACGCTTCCTACAATATACCCACTGGGTACACTTGTCAATAAAAAAAACGACCGAGTAGAATTTATTTCCCCACTCACTGATACCCGGTCCTCCCCCTACGCTGATACTCGGTCATCACCGCCCCTTCAAACAATCAATACAGTGGCCCGTCGATACCCACCTGAACCCCGTGTGGCCCCTGCGGCACGGCTCACCGGTGCGGTAGACCTTCAGGCCCAGCTTACGGGCGTCGTCGCGGCTGAGGACCATATTGGGGGCTGCGGCCATCATTACACTCGTTTCCGACCGACGGTTATCGGTCCGGGATTCCCCCATAGGGACACACCCTCGGCATCGGCCATCTGCGACCCGGCGTTCTGCCCGTGTCCCGCAACGAGGACAATCGTTGTCTGGCATATACCAAGTTTCCCCGGCCATCAGTGCAGCTTGCCGGGGGCTCGGTTTTAGACGGTCCTCCTCGCAGAAAAGGCATCGGTTATTTTTATTCAATATTCCATAATGACCGGCAACATCACACGGATTATATACCAGGTACCCATGAATACCGATTTTCGCCGCTTCATGGGACGATTTGGCAACATACGGACCGACTTTAAACAGACATCCGTGGTCATTCATCAGATCCTCTATTTCTTGCCACACATCGAACGGGACAAAATGTTCCTTGAAATTTCTCAGCCCGGGCTGGGGTACGGCAAAGATCTGACCCTGTGCCCGATGTTCAAATCTGATCGCCCCAGAGGCGTAGCACAGCAAGTCGTTTGCCCACTGTTTCGAGCAAAAAACACATTTTTCTGTTTTCACGTAACGTTGCCGGGTTTTACAGATGGGGCATACCGCCCCCATAAAATACTTACTCCTTATCCGTTTTGCTTCTTCTTTCGAAAAAGGGAATACCGACTCCGTACCATCGTTGTCGAAATACATTTAGTCCTCCTCTTTTAGGCAATCGAGACAATACATCGTTTCCACCAACCAAAAACTGATATGTCCTTTCCGGCAAGGTTGTCCGGTGCGAAACACTTGTAGACCGAGTGTCCAGGCGTCCTCGCGGTCAACGATCATATCGGGTTCGGCTTCCATCATAATTTTCGTTTCTTTATTTAATATCCTCTTCCACATTGGTTCAATTCGCTGCCCCCGATGATCGCGGCGCACAAGTGGAAAACAGGTGGTACAGACGTGATCCGCTACCCTTACTTTAGAGTAGGTGCCGCAGTGGGGACACAGAACCCCCGGACGATATGTGTCGTCTCCCCTCTTTCTAGCATCATCTCGATTGAGACAATTGAAACACTTACCAGTTTCTTTCCCCCGAAATGAAACGAATCCGCAATCCGGGCATGGTTCTTTCGAGATGTAACAGTCTTCCATACTAATCCTCCTCATAATTGTTTTTCATATTTTACCATACGAAGCAATTGTGTAAAGAGGTATTTTCGTACCCCACACCCGACTATGGTTTTTCATACGGGTTAGGCCGAAAACGTAGTAGCAGCAAGGGTTTGAGACGATACCCCAGAGGGGGTGATTTTCGTCAACTTCCTTGGCTAAAAATTGTGCGTTAATACATACTACATACATACATATCATTCCTCGTATCTCTGTAGTGTACGTAGTTATATTATCCCATATATTATCCTATATAGATATAAGAGTAAGGGGTATTAGGGTATATATGGGAAATAGATAAGAGGTACAAGGAGTTAGGGCTACACCGAAAGGTACACCCCGACCGTACCCCGAAGGTTATTGGCGGGGTGGTGGCACACTGTGGTGGTTGGACGACTTGGACCGGGCGTACCGGTCGGCGGCTGCAACCGTGGTCATGGTACGCAAACCGGTACGCAAAAGGTTTTTCTTTACAACTGCGAACAAGTAATTTACCATTCAACCATGGGTAATCGTAATATTGATCTTGAATCAATGGGTGTTGATGTTCGGGCCGGTACGTTGTCTCTCCGTGAGATCGGGCGTAAACATGGTTGCTCGGAAACCTACGTCCGGAAAGTGATGAAGCGGGAGAAATGGCAACGTGATCTCTCCGACAAGGTTCGGGAGCGTACCAGGATAAAACTCCTCCACCCTGACATAAAACTCCCATCCGAACAGGAAATCGTCGAAAAGGCATCCGATACTTGTGTAGAAGTGTTGACCCTGCAGCGGACCGATATTCAGCGGCTACGGGCGTTAGAATTGAAACTACTGGCAGAACTCGGTGATCCCGACAATCCCCCGACGAAGGTCCATATCTCATCGTACCAAGGACAGGTGACACAGACCGTTCTCGGTATCACCATTACCGAACGGGCGTCGGCGCTCGGCCAGCTGGCGTTCGTACAGTCCAAACGAATCGCCCTCGAACGTCAGGCGTACAGCCTGAACGATGCCCCCGCCACCGACCCTTACGCCGATCTGTCCCGTGATGAGATCGAGCGGCGCCTGGTTGAATTGGAGAAACGACGATGAAGATGGCAATACTGCAGGTAACCCCCGATTTCGTACGTCGGTTACTACAGTTACCCGATGGGACGATTATAACAGGGGTGAGGGAGTCGTTTTTGCGCCCGGGTGTACTGGAGGTCAAAATTGAGGGTGCTGGGTGGGAGGTATCGGAAGGGGACATCATAACAATCGCCCCACCGGGTGTGTTTAATTCCGACGGGCTGATAGACTGGCATCTACCGTGAGCCCCTGGACCGACGCCGAAGCCCGCGAATACCTCGCCCTGCGTGAGCGGCTGATCGCCCTCGACCGGGCCGGTATCGATTACAGCCGGTACGCTGACGATGCCGAGGGGTTTATCACTGATGAACTCGGCGAGTATCTGACCGACGACCTGCGGGCGATCTGCCGGTCCGTAGTGGAAAATCCGGTAACGATCGCCCAGTCGGGCAACGGTACTGGGAAATCGTGGATCGAGGCCCGTCTAGCCGTGTGGTTTTATCGGTGTCAGCCGAATCCACAGGTTTATTGTGCCGCGGCACCGCCTGAATCGAACCTCGAAAATATCCTCTGGGCCGAGATCACCGCCGTCACAGACCGTCATCCGTATCTGATCAAAGACTCATCGGTTAGGGCGTTTAAAATCGCCCGAAATTCGAAAGAATTCATTACCGGGGTAGCGATCCCCGCCACTGGTACCGATAACCAGAAACAGACCCGTTTCGGCGGCAAACACGCTCCGTCGATGCTGCACCTAGTCGACGAGGGGGACGGTGTGCCCGATCCCGTTTTCGCCGGTATTGAAACCTGTCAGTCCGGCGGCCTCGGCCGCAGGCTGATCACCTTCAACCCGAAGGAACGGATGGGCAAGGTCTACCGGATGATCAAAGAGGGCCAGGCCCATGTGATCAAACTGACCGCTTTCAGCCATCCGAACGTTATTACCGGCGAGAATATCGTACCGGGCGCCGTGGACCGGGCGACGACCGTCCGGCGTATCGCTCAGTGGACCCGACCGCTGGCACCTGGCGAGGCACGGGATAAAACCTGTTTCGAACTGCCGGAATATCTGGTTGGCGCGGTGCCGATCGATCAGCGGAATAAACCACTGACCCCACTGGCTGCCGGCTGGTATAAAATTATCGAACATCAATTCTCCCACGTCGTCCTCGGTGAATACCCGGCCCAGGCGGATAATCAGCTGATCAGCGAAGAGTGGATCGACAAGGCCCGCAGCCGGTACGATCTATTCGTTGCGGCTCATGGGGTCATCGTGCCGGAAACGATCCGCTGTACCGGTGGGCTGGATATCGCTGACGGTGGCAAGGATAACAGCGTCTGGTGCAAACGGTTCGGTAATTTCGTTCATCCGCTCGTTTCGTGGCAGAAACAGGACGTCATCGAGGTGGGCGATCTGGTCCAGGCCGATTTGATCGTCCAGGGGATCACCTCGCTGACCGCGATCTACTGCGACGGTACGGGTGTCGGCGCCGGCACCGCCCCGTACATGGTCCGTCAGTACGCTTTGCCGGCTGTGAAAGTCATGGTCGCCTGGGCCGCGACGGATAAGACCGATCTGGGCGAATTCGGGATCCTGCTCGATCAGTTGATGTGGGAGGTCCGCGAGTGGCTGCGTAACGATTTGGCCATGCTGCCGCCCGATCCGGAACTGATCGAAGAGTTGTTGGCGTTTAACTACGAGGTGAAGGGTGGCAAGGTTAAGGTGTCGTCGACGGACGATGTGAAGAAATTACTCGCTCGGTCGCCTGATCGGGCCAGAGCGTTGATGTTGTCGTTTATGAAATCGGGATGGTTTTCTGAGATGGATTTATCGTAGGGGGAGACGGATATGGACGAATTGGCGAAACTGTACATCCGTCGGTTGGAGGGGGAGGTTGAACACCAGCGTCAGGAGTTGGCGAACCTGAAAAAGAAACGTCAGAGGTTGATCGATAGACGACTCGACGCATACGGAGAACGACTGGACTGGGCAGAAAAAGTCGAACGCGAGTTGATTTCCCTCAAAAAAGACATTGCTTCACTCGTTGAGGACAATGACCGACTGCGGGGGATCACAGGTCCGAAGAAACGCCCGGGCCGGTTTCAAATACCACAGGGAGGAGGGTTCTGGTGAAAAAACGATATTCGGTACGGTGGAACAATTGGTTCAACGAGTTTGGTGTAGACGGTTGGTATCCCGATCCTCCCGGAGGATGGACTGAATCGGAAATACGGCGGACTCGAATCCAGTGGGGAATTTTACTCGGTATGGGGTCGACGTTATGAAAATATTCGTCGTCAAGGTACCGATCTTCAATGTTGATGTGGCCACATGTGTCGGTTGTTCCGCAGAGGAAGCACGGAACGCATTTTACGATCTGGAAGGCCTCCGTTCAGTTGTGCCGGTCCCGGAAAAATCTCGCGGTGCCTGCTGTATTCCGGACGAAAACGCCTCGGTCGTATTTCATGAACTGGTCCACGTGGCGCTAGGAATCTGCGACCTGAAGGGGATGCAGCGGGACGACGAACTGATTGCTTACCTGATGGCCTGGTTGAAGATTGAGGTCGCTGATCGAATATTTTTCGACGAGGAACCGCCGGTATGATCATCAAACGTTCATCCAAATACAACGCCGACGGCGAACTGTGGCATGACGGCCGGCCGGTGACCATCTCCCGGGTGTTCGGCGGGCTCGGCTTCCCGCGGTTCGCCGTGCTGCTCGGGGAGGAACGGTTCTACCAGGAGACGCATTACTTCGTTCTGGCCGAGGCGGAGACGGAGCGCAGTGAATCCCTCATCGATCTGATCGACATCGCCCGACGGTTCCAGGCTGAATACCCGGTATTACGCTGGTTCGGCTGGTTAGATTTGAACGTAAAAGAAATTCTTGCAACTTATAACAAACAATCGTATAGTTCTGGTGTGCGTAATTTAATCGTTATGGATACGCCACGAATCGGTGAATACATTGACAATCAGGTATCGCTTGTACACATGCTGGTACGACCCGCGGAAAAACGACTGCATTTCTTCAACGAGTCGATGATTACCGGGGAGTTGTTCAGTTTGCCACAGGTTGATATCCGAGCCGACAAGTACCACAAAGTTACCGCCCTGTCGAATGCGGTGGCGGGAATGTTGCGGTACTCGGGGGAACAAAATGGACCGATCGACCCGAATCCGGAACCTGAAAACTGGTTCTGATGATCAAGGTTTGAAAGAAGCGATGGAATATTATCGCAAGGCCCAGGCCGAGCACGTAACGGACCTCGTTCTCGAAGAACGGAAACGTCGTGTCGGTCGAAAAAGATGTGTCAGTTGTTACGCTGGCGTGGCCGGGTATCTATGAGCGGTACGATCCGAATTTTAAAGTTGATGATCCGGGTAGCGAAATTTCTCATCGCTCAATGCGAGCAAGAGGTAGAGCAATGTAACCAGGACGAACGGAAACAACGGCGCATAGCCGGTTAAACAAACCCCTGATAGCCCGCACCGGAAACGGTCCCGGTCGTCAGGTACAGTCATCGCCCCCACTAAGGCCCATGATTCGAAGGTGAATCATGGGCCTTTTTTATTTCGGAGGTACCGGGATGTCGAAAACGAAAGTGACGTTCAAAGTGATTAACAGCCGGGCCATTACCGGCAAGCGGAAACCCGAGCCGACCCCGACGTACCAGTTCACCGGTAAGATTTTCTACACGAAAAAACGGTCATGAATAAAAAATATTCCATCCCCGGCATGGTCACACTTGAGCGGAAACCGATGCCGAAAGATCCGTCCGTCGCGGTCGCCCAAGAGTTATGCTGCCGGATCGGCGCGATTCTGAAGCATCACTACCCACTGCACATGTGGCAGGTCGGGATCGTCGGCGACATGTTTTACATCAAGGCCATGAACGTCAATCGGAAGATGGGTGTCTATATTCACCCGAACGATCTTCGGAGTGAGAAGACTGGTCCCCGGCTGATCATGCGGGCCGGCGGGGAATTGCTTGAACGTTTCGGTGTTCGTCGCGGTGCTTTGCGCCTGGATGAACACCGTACCCTTAAACGCGACATCGCGGAGAACGCCATACCGGCATGATCGAAGAAACGAGAGACATATCCGCACCAACTGCCGACGACGATTTCGTTCGTCTCGCCCGTGACGCCTACGACCAGAGTAAATCATTCGTGGAGATCGCCCATATTCAACGGTGGCGCCGGAATTATTCTCTCGCTCAGTCGGAACATCCGGACGAATCGAAATATCACACGTCCACCTATGCCAAACGGTCGAAATATTTCCGCGGGAAGATCGAAGCATCGATCCGGAAAAACGAAGCGGCGGCGTCCGTTGCCCTGTTCTCGAACGTCGATGTACTCTCGCTTTCCTCGGCGAATCCAGGAAACCCAGTAAGTCAGGATGTGATCGATGCCCTGTCGCTGCTGGCGAATCACCACCTTGAAGATGATATCAAATGGTTCCTGACCTCGATTGGGGCCTACCACGAGGCGATGATCTGCGGTGATGTAATCAGCGAACAGAAATGGGAATACGAACGTTTGGAAGACGGTAGGGTGGTACAGGATAAGCCGTCGATTAGCCTGTACCCGCTTGAAAATGTAAAAATCTCGCCGAACGCGAATTGGGTCGATCCGATCGGAACCAGCCCCTATGTGATCATTGAGATCCCGATGTTCATTGGTGACATCAAGGACCGGCCGGATTTTATCGCCTACGAAGAATCGTCCTACCGCGCCGCCATTAACCGGGCGTGGGAACGATCCCAGGTCCAAGGAGCCCGGCAAGGACAAGGACAGACCACCCCGGAAGATGCCCGGCCGCCGGAATACACCGATTTTGATATCGTTTTTGTCCATAAAAACCTCATCCGGAAAGACGGTACCGACTGGTTTTACTACACCCTCAGCACCGAATTGCTTCTCAGCGACCCGAAACCAGTCGATGAAGAATATCCGTACCTGGGATATGGGGAACGGCCGTTTGTCTGGGGAACGGCGACGATTGAACCCCACAAGATCTACCGGCGGTCACTGGTCGACCGGACCGCGCAGAGTCAGGCGAAATCGAATGAGATCGATAATCTCCGATTCGATAACGTCAAGCAGGTACTGAACAAACGAAAGTACGTTCAGCGGTACATGGGTGTCGACTACCAGGCCCTGAAGGCCTCGGTTCCCGGCGGCATGGTCATGATGGACGATATCAACGCCGTGAAACCCGAAGACACCATCGATGTTACCGGCTCGTCGTACCAGGAACAGCACATGGTCAACGCCGATTTTGACGAACTGGCTGGCTCGTTCTCGATGGGTTCCGTGGCCACTAACCGAGCGTTGAATGAAACCGTCGGCGGCATGCAGTTGATGAGCGGGAATTCCAACGTTCTCACCGAATACCAATTGCGAGTTTTCGTTGAAACGTGGATCGAACCTGTCCTGCGCCAGGTGGTTCGGATGATCCAGTTCTACGAAGACGACGCCACGATCCAGGCGGTCACCGGGAAACCGTTGACGAACGCCGATATCCGGGCACCAATCAAAACGCGCGTCAGTGTGGGTTTTGGCGCGACTGACCCGCAGATGAAGGTTCAGAAACTGGTTGGTGGTATCGGTGCCCAATTGCAACTGCTCGGGGAAGACCGGAGCAAGCTGAACATCGACGAGATTTCCAAAGAACTGTGGGCAGCCCTCGGCTACCATGACGGCGCGAAATTCCTCGTCGATACCAACAGCGAAGCGGAAGACCCTCGGATCGCTCAGTTGATGCAAGTCGTGCAGCAGCTACAGCAGGTGATCCAAACCAAACAGGTCGAGGGCCAACAGGCCCTGCAGCTTGAAATGCAACGGGGCAAGAATCGCTTGACTGAAATGGTGGTAAAAACCACAAATGACCGACAGGTTGCTCTTACCGGTATGGCCCTGGACCGCGGGATTAAATTGAAAGAACTCGAATCGCGGACCGGTGTAGATTCCGGTAAGCTAAACCTTGAATACTTGAAAGAATTGAATCGCCGGATGGATGTATCGAATCAGCAGAAAGAGTTGGCGTATAAAATCCAGACTGGCAACGAGGGAATATGAACGAGTTAGATGAAACCGTAAGTATCGTAAAACTCGGAATCGAGGCGGAACGATTCCTCAATTCCGATCTGGGGAAATACCTGGTCGAGCGTGCCGAGCATGAACGCGAGGCGGCGGTAAAAGAATTCAAACAATGTGACGTTACGGACCCGAAAGCCGTCCGAAAAATACAGGACGCCATACTGTTCCCCGATAAATTTGTGGCGTGGTTGACCGAAGCAATTCAGGTCGGCTACGTGAAACATGAAGAGCTCCGTCGAGCGGAGCATGAGTCCCTATCGTAACAGACGGGACAAGAGGTAGGAAAAATGGACGACGCCATCATAACAGACGCGGAACCCGAAGTGGTAGTAAGTGACCCGAAAGGGAGGAATTTGGTGATTCGGAGTATCCTCGAACAAACTCGCGGACCTCAGACGGAACCACCCGAAGAAGAATCCGAACCGGTGATTGTACCTGAAGAACCGCCGGCGGTACCGGGGGAAGAAGAATTAATTACCCTCAATGTTCTCGGGAAAGATGTTCCAACACCAGTATCCAAAGTGATGGACGCCGGAGTCCGGGCGCTGCAGAAAGAAAGTGCTGCAGATGAACGACTTCGAGAGGCTGCTCGTAAAGAGCAAGAGATCAAGCAGCGTGAAGAAGACCTGAAGCGTCTTGAGCAGGAACTTCTTCAGAAAAAAAGAGTCGAGTCGGACGATGTGGGCCGGGAATTCGCCGGGGCGATTTTTACCGATGAGGAAAAAGTCGCGTCGACCATCACCGGAATCACCCGCAAGATCGCCGAACTCGACAACGAACTTGCAGAGACGAGGAAGAAAACACAACAGGACGAGGAACGGCAGAAAAACTCGTTGATACAGCATTATCATACCCGCTATCAGGACATTGCGTCGGATAAGGTTATGAATTTTGCGCTCAACGAGTTCCGACGGGAGGTCGCTGCCGAAGACCCGACTCTAACGCCGGTACAGGTGGTCGATATGGCCGCCGAACGGGTGTACCAGAAATTCGGAGAAAAAAAGATTCCTCCATCCGAAGTGAAGCAGAATCTTCGACCACCTCTGCGTCAGGCGTCGGCCCGGGTAAAACCGCCCGACAAACCCAAACAGAAAACGCAGGCTGAAATTCTCGACGAGGTTCGACGGGGACGCAGCATGAAGTGAGGTAAAATATTATGCAAACTTGGACCGATAACGGGGAGTACTTGGCAAGTCTGAATCTTTCCGAAGTGCTTCGCACTAAAACACAGCCGTTGCTTAGATTCCGTCAGCATTGCGCGGTAGAACCTGCCATCGGTAAACACAAAGGACAGTTGTTTCACTGGGACATTTTCTCCGACATCGATACCGACGGTCGGGTGATTGACGAGACTGAAGAGATGCCGGAAGGCGGCTTCACGGTCACCCAGGGAACTGGGACCATTGTACAGCGTGGTATGAGTGTCCCGTATTCCGGAATGTACGATGATCTGTCGATGGTACCCATCACTCGGCTGATCGACAAGCTCCTGAAGGATAACTGTGCCAAGGCGCAAGAAGCCGGTGCGTATGCTCAGTGGAACGCCACGAAACTGGTTGTTACGCCGGAATCCGGCACCAGTGAAACGGCAATCACCATTGAGGTCGGCGGTACCGCATCGGCAACGAATAATGTGGCCTTGGGCCTCTCGCATGTAAAGCTCATTGTCACCGAGATGAAGGAACGACTCATTCCTACCATGGACGGCACCAACTACGGGTGTATCGGCCTGCCGAGTACGTTCGACACGTTCAAGGACGACATCGAAGCCGTCTCCATGTACACCGATCGCGGTTACGGTGAGATCTACAACGGTGAAATCGGGCGGTCCTTCGCCGGTGTTCGTTTCTTCGAGCAGACCGGCCAGGCTACCGAGGCCTGGACGAATGGTAAATCTGATGCAGCGTTCTTCTTCGGCGCCGATACCGTTACCGAGGGTATCGCAGTGGTCGAAGAGATCCGCGGGAAGATTCCGACCGGGTATGGATTGTCGAAAGGCGTTGCCTGGTATTCACTGAATGGATACGCCATCGTTCATAATGCCGTTGGCGCCGCTACCAACCGTATCATGAAATGGGATTCGGCCGCGTAAGCTGACCGGAATAAGATAACCTAGCGGTACCCGGCAGTATCACCGGGTACCGATTCAACCAAGGAGTAAACGAACATGCCTACATATGATAACCCGATTCACGGGGTGTACAATTTCCCTGAGATGGATTTCGGGGCCACATCCGGCGCAACCGTTCATACGATCTCCGGACCGAAAAACATGAAAGGTCGCCTGATCGATATTTCAGTCGGTGTGAGTGAAATTTTCGCTTGCGACGCAAATGCCGCTCACGTCCAAGTGGGCACTTCTGCCGACGCCGACGCCTACGGTAAGTTGATTATCGCCGACGCTGCCGCCGATAACTCGGTGTTCAACTCTGTAGACGATACCGACGCCATCATTGAACCGGATATCCCGGCCGGTACTGCTGTTCATGTTACTCTCACCGAGGGGACAGACGGTTCTAGTGTAACCGGAAAAGGGTATCCGACCGTGTATATTGACTGGTTTAATTAATCGGTCCGTAACCACCCATAACCACTGAGGTAAAACATGGAAGACATGGTAAAAAAAGGTCTGTCTGAGCAGACCGAGATTGGTCGAGTGACCAACAAACAGAAGACCGATGATGCTACCCAGCGCCCGCAGCCCGATGCCGAAAAGGTGAAGAGCGGCGACCGTCCAGGTAACTGGTCCACAAAAAGCTAAACCCGAGGGGCCGGGTCCGCCCGGCCTACCTGTTATGAAAATGTTAGACGATTGCTGTTACCCCACACCATCGCCGACCCTGGACAACGACCCGCTGAAAGACGGCGTGGTTGACCGTCGTCCGGTGATGAGCCCGTGGGAGAAGCGCACAACTCAACTACCGTCGGAGGTGTACATTGAGCAGACCAAAGAAAGACATGATGACTGAGGATATTCTGAGTCGACCGGGTGAGGAAACCCCGCCTGCACCGGCCCCCGTTGCGCCCGATCCGCCTGCACCGGCTCCTGCCGTCGAGGAAACCCCGCCTGCGCTCGAACTCGAACAACTCAAGGCGCAGAACGAAGCGCTCATGAAAATGGTCATGGAGATGCGTTCGAAGTTGATGCCCGACGAGACAGAGAAAAAAGCGAAACTTGCGGCTCAGTTCGACAAACTGAAACTGTTCCGTAAGCATCGTTCCCTGGAACATGGCGTCTGGTATGAGCAGAACGGCCGTAAGTATAACGGTAAATTCGAACTGATGGCCGAGGCGTAACCCATGCCAACGTTTCTGCAGTTATGCGAACAGTTGAGGGAGGAGGTCGGGGTCCAGGGTACGATCTCGACCACCGCCAACCAAACCGGCATGCACCTGCGGCTGATCAACTACATCAAGAAAGCCAACCGGAAAATCCAGCGTCGTAAGGCAAATTGGAAATTCCTGTGGACCGAATGGTCGATTGCGGCCGCCGCCGAGTTGACTGCCCCGGACGGCCTGGCGATGTTCGACCAGACCTCCTGGTGGCTCGATGCCGGTACGGCCGATGCGGCGCAGCTGCAGTACGTTGATTACAAGGACTGGCGGGATTTCTACCGACACCAGTACGGTGAAACGAATCAGCCCGCTTATGTGACCATCAAGCCGAACGGTAAAGTCGTCCTGCTGCCGGAACCTGACAATACCTACACCCTCACCGTTGATTACTGGCGGAAACCGGTGGAACTGGTGGACAACAGCCAGGTGTCGCTGATCCCGGAAGAATTCCACGATATCATCGTCGCCCAGGCGAAGGTCTATTTCGCGGAGAAAAACCACGATACCGGCCTGTACCAGTCAGCGATGATCGAGCATGAAGACCATTACCGGGAATTAAAAGCCGCCCAGTTACCGGTAATGGTCTTCATGCTCGATCATCGCTGACT